AAGAACGCAAGACAGACTAGCCCAAGAAAGGCAGACAACTAAACCTAAGGAGTAATAAATGCAAGCGGAAACGCATAATGCCTTGGCTATTATAGTCAAGCAACTGGATGACAAGATTTTGCAACTTCAAGAATTTATATCTACAGGTAACTTAGATAAGTTTGAGGAGTACAAAAAAGTGTGTGGTGAGATCAATGGTCTTCTTACAGCACGAAACTACATAATAGACCTGAATAAAAATATGGAGAACTCGGATGAGTGATTTAAACTTGGCTCAAGCTAAAGATTTAAACACGTTGTTAAACCAACGTAAATCTGAAGTAGAAGCTGAAGTACAAGAAGAAGATAAAGCAAGACAAGTTCCAATTCCATCAGGATACCGCATTTTATGTGCTGTTCCAGAAGTGGAAAAAAGAACGGAAAGCGGAATAGAATTATCAGATGAGTATATAAGACGGGAAGAATTATTAGCTACAGTATTGTTTGTAGTTGAAATTGGCCCCGATGCATACAAAGATGAAAAGAAATTCCCTACAGGACCTTGGTGTCAAAAAGGTGACTTTGTGATTGTTCGGCCCAATGCTGGCACTCGCTTAGTTATACACGGCAAGGATTTTAGAATGATTAACGATGATTCAGTGGAAGCAGTTGTGCAAGATCCACGTGGCATCAAAAGAAGCTCATAGGAGAAATATATGGCTACAGAAAAAGAAGAGTTTAAGTTTCCTGATGAAATTGAGGAAAAAGAAGATAAGTTAGATATTGTAATTGAAGGAGACGACACGTCCGTAGAAGTCGAAGTAGTCGATGATACACCTCCTGAAGATCGTGATGTAGAACCATTAACAAATGAAGTAGTTAATGAGCTTGAAGAAGCTGATACATCTGCAGAATATTCAAAGAACGTAAAAATTAAGTTTAAGCAGTATAAAAAAGCTTGGCATGACGAAAGACGTGCTAAAGAGTCTGCTTATAAAGAACAGCAAGAAGCACTAACTATGGCTCAACGTATCTTAGATGATAACAAAAAGCTTAGATCAATGCTTCAAACAGGTGAAAAAGAACTTGTTAGTACATATCAAAATGCTGCTGAATTAGAGCTTGATAGGGCTACTAAAGAGTATAAAGATGCCTATGATGCTGGAGACTCTGATAAATTGTCTAAAGCTAATAGAGAAATGATGTCAGCGCAACTTAAAATAGATAAAGCTAAGAATTTTAAGCCATCTACTGAAAGTACTTTACAAGAACCTGATATTCATGTACAAAGACAACATACGCAGAACTCTGCGCAAATGGATCCAAAAACAGCTCAATGGGTTGCAAATAATCCTTGGTATGTAGATCCTAAGAAAAGAACCATGAGCAGATTTGCTCAAGGGGTACATGAAGATTTAGAAACATCTTATGGTAAAGCGTTTGTAGGTACAGATGCCTACTATAAGCAGATTGATAAAGAAGTAAGACGTAAATTCCCCGAAGAATTTGACGTTGAAGAAACATCTAATGAGTCTGAAAAGTCTCAACAAAAATCAATAAAACCCAGCACGGTAGTTGCCTCAGCAAAACGTAGTACTTCATCCAAAAAAATTGTATTAAGTAAAACGCAAGTAGCGTTAGCCAAAAAACTTGGCCTAACACCTGAACAATATGCCGTAGCACAATCTAAATTGGAGTCTTAAAATGTCTGAAATAAACAACAGCAACAATGATGTAAGAACAACTCGTGAACTAGAAACTCGTGTAGTGGAAGAGCGTCCTAAACAGTGGGCAGCTCCTGAACTACTACCTGAACCTGATAAACAGGCTGGTTATGCGTATAGATGGATTCGTGTTTCAACACTTAACAACTCAGATCCTAGAAATCTCTCAGGAAAACTAAGAGAAGGATGGGAACCTGTAAGAGTCGAGGAACAACCAAAGTTTCAACTGTTAGTTGATCCCAATAGTCGTTTTAAAGACAACATTGAGATTGGCGGATTATTACTCTGCAAAACTCCTGTTGAATTAATTGAGCAACGTACCGCTCATTATGACAACGTGACAAAATCACAAACAGAAGCTGTAGATAATAATTTAATGCGTCAAAGTGATCCTAGAATGCCTCTCTTTAGAGAAAGCAAATCTAGTACTACATTTGGCAAAGGCAAATAATATAAATTAAGGAGATTTAAATGGCTTATCCTAGTATTTCAGGCCCATATGGCTTTAAGCCCGTAAATCTTATTGGCGGTCAAGTTTATGCTGGCTCAACACGTGAGTACGCGATTCAGTATAACTACGCAACGTCAATTTTTTACGGCGACTTCGTAACAGTCTCTAGTGGTTTAGTTACTCGTGCTTCTATTACATCTAGCACATCAGGTAAACAAACTATTGGTGTATTTTTAGGCTGTTCTTTCACAAACCCAATAACTAAACAACAAACGTTTAGTCAATATTACCCAGCTAATACAGCTGCTGGTGATATTACAGCTATCGTTGCTGATGATCCAGACCTCGTTATTAAAGCGGCTATGGTAAATTCAAGCGGTTCTACAGTTATTGCTTCAGCAGCACAAGCTATGGTTGGTTTAAACTTAGCAGGCTCTAACTTAGTAGGTAACACCAACACTGGTGATTCTTACAACGGTTTAGTAGCTCCTACAGCAACACCATCAACAGGCTTACCATTCCGTATTTTAAGTTTAGTTTATGATACAGCTTCTTCAGTTACTGCAGTTGGCTCATCATCATCTACAACTATTACATTAACTGGTACAGGCTTACCTTCAGCTATCCCTCAAGGTGCTGATGTAGCTTACCTAGATTCAAATGGTCAGTTAATTCAAACTGGTTCATTTGTAGCAAACTCAGGTGGTTATGCTGCTGGTACAACATCCATTGCAATCAACGCAGCTATTGCGGTTCCTGGTTCTGTTACAGCGATCCCATCAAGCTCAACGATTGTGTTTACATCATACCCAGAAGTACTTGTGAAGATTAATTTTGGTATTCACAATTACTACGCTGCTTAATCTAAGGAGTAATTAAATGGCAATTTCACGCGCACAGTTATTAAAAGAGTTACTCCCAGGCTTAAACGCATTGTTTGGTTTGGAATATGCTCGCTACGGTGAAGAACATAAAGAAATCTACGAAACAGAGACTTCAGAACGTTCTTTCGAAGAAGAAACAAAACTTTCAGGCTTTTCAGCAGCTCCTGTTAAAAACGAAGGCTCTGCCATCGCTTATGACAATGCTCAAGAAGCTTGGACTGCACGATACAATCATGAAACTATCGCTCTTGGCTTCAGCTTAACTGAAGAAGCTATCGAAGATAATTTATATGATTCATTATCTGCACGTTACACAAAAGGCCTAGCTCGCGCTATGGCTTATACAAAACAAGTTAAAGCTGCATCAGTTATTAATAACGGCTTCAGCTCTGCCTACGTAGGCGGTGATGGTGTTTCATTATTTAACACAGCACACCCACTTGTTTCTAGCGGTACAAATAGCAATACACCAGCTACAGCAGCTGATCTTAACGAAACATCATTAGAAAACGCAGTTATTCAAATTGCTGCATGGACTGATGAAAGAGGTCTCTTGATTGCAGCTAAACCACGTAAACTTATTGTTCCACCAGCATTGCAATTCGTTGCAACACGCTTGTTAGATACAGAGTTACGTGTTGGCACTACCGACAATGACATCAATGCATTAAAGAACAACGGTTCTATCCCAGAAGGTTATACAATTAACCACTTCTTTACAGATACTAACGCTTGGTTCTTAACTACTGATGTACCTAACGGTATGAAACACTTTGTACGTACTCCATTAAGCAATTCAATGGACGGTGACTTCGATACAGGTAATGTTCGCTACAAATCACGTGAACGTTATTCATTCGGTTGGTCAGATCCTCTCGGTATGTACGGTTCACCAGGTGCTTAATTAGCACTTAGTAAGATAAGGCCCACTTCGGTGGGCTTTTTCTTTACCTGTTATTCATGGTTTTCTTGAGAGAATTAATTCAAAAAAAGTGATATATTGACTTCCATACACACGGTGTGTATAACTTTTAGGAGAAAATTATGTGGACTACACCATCAGCAACAGAAATGAGATTTGGTTTTGAAGTAACTATGTACGTTATGAACAAGTAATAAATAAGGGGCTTTTCGGCCCCTTTTCTCTTGCATTAATTCAAATATGTAGTATTATTCACTTATCCAGGAAAACCTGGTTTATTAGACTGTCCTGGCAGGCGCATATAAGACTAATAAACTTTAACTCTATATGGAGAAATTCAAATGGCATTTGCTTCGCACTTAGGCCCATGGTTATTGGGTACTGTAAAAAACACGACTGGCACTACTGCTGGTACAATCCGCAATATGGGCGCAACTACTGTTGCTCAATCTGCTCCAACTACTGTAAATGACACAACAGCTGTTACTTTATTTGTTCTTCCAGCAGGCGCACAAATTCTTGACTTTAACGTTGATGTTACTACTGCTTACTCAGGTACTACTGGTAATACAATTACTATCGCTACAGCTGGCGGCACTACTTTAGGTACTGTTGGTAGTTCATCTACAACATCACTACCTGTTGGTCGTGCTACATTTGCTATTACTGGCGCAAGTATTGCTTCTTACGTAAACGTTGGCGCTTCTGATGTTATTGTAAAAGCTACTTATTTATGTTCAGGTACAGCAAGCGGCGGTGCAGCTACAGTTACATGTAGATATGTAGTTAAAGCTTCTGACGGCGCAGCTAACCCATCACAAGCATAATTAGTCTAGGGGGTTTTAACCCCCTTTTATAAACAAAGGAGATTAATTATGATGCAAACTGACGTTAAATCAGCACACACTAATACCTCAGCGGTGTTAGTAACTTTTCGTACACGTCTAAGACAAATTACATTTAATAGTAATGGTACAGCAGGAACACTTATTC